CGGGGGTCCTCATCAGGTGATGAGGGGCCGTGAGAGGTTTCTGTCAACACTTCCAAGGAGCCAAACTATGCCTGCTACAAGACGTACACGTTCGATGACATCCCGAGTCCCATTTCACATGGGTTACGAGAGGTATTCCGAAAATAGTGGTATTACCACCAATTACGGAATGTATGCCGGTTATGGTCTGTACAAGATCATGAACGACACCATCGGCGCTGCGCCTAAGCGGGGCCAGTTCTCCTATAATCCTATGGATTCAACCATGGACATTATAGGAGGGACACCTGTATCGTACCGTCTTACGCTGATGAGCAATGGGGTTTCTTGGTATTCGGATGGAAATCCGATGCCAAGTCTCCGCGGCGCTCTTAAGCTTCCGACGGAAGACACGTGTCCAGCTCTGGTCGACCCAAACACGATATCGTTGCTCCAGTCAGGAGCTGCAACGTCGTGCTGGGCCCAAAGGGGACGCGGCAACGTGAACAACTGGGAGAATCTCTTCCAGCTCACGAAGACGCTTGACGAACTTCGTCACCCCTTCAGGAACTTTGCATTATGGTCAGATAAATGGGTAACGGCTTACGAGGCTCGAGCGCGGAAAGTGCTCGGATCTCGAAAGACACGGGTTCTAACGAAGAGGGAACTCTTCGTTTTGAATCCTGCCGGTGCCTGGCTGCAATACCGCTATGGTGTGCGCCTGCTGATCAATGATGTAAACCAAGTGTTGAAGCAGCTGCAGGACTGGTCATCTCAACGCCAAGTATACACTGCCCGCGGAAGTAAGTCCGTTGTCGATTCATATAGAAAAGACAACGGACCATTCCTTCTCGGGCCAGGGTACTGGGCGTCTGGTTACCAGATCGACGAAAAGGTGGAATGTAGAGGCACGTCTCACGACGAGTACTCGCTTTCACTTGCGGGAGCTCTTGGTCTTGATGGTCGGCAGTTACTGACCGTCGGATGGGAGCTTGTTCCGTATTCTTTCGTCGTAGATTGGTTCGCGAACGTTGGAGATTTTCTCAACGCTAGTGTTCCAACTCCTGAGCTACTGCATATCGGTGAGTGTTTGTCGACTCGGCGCACAACCACGATTGTTTCGTGGGCCGAGCCGGCTGGTACAAACGGAAACGGTTATAGCAATGCCGGATCCCGAGGGACCCATAGCGTTACTACTATTCGCTATTCCCGTGTAAACACTCTTGGTTCTGGACCCTCTCTTCAGCTGAATGCAGATTTCGGTCTGCTCAAGCCTACGAGAGCCATGGACGCTGTTGCCCTAGCTGGTGCTGCATTAGCTAGAGCCTTCGGCGTATCAGGCAGGATCCATCTTCTTTACAAAACCCTTTAACTGGGCTGACGCCCTAGGAGTATCGTAATGAGCATCACTGTCAACGCCAAAACCTACACGGCGAACAAATTCAACAACAACGTCGTTGGGTACTTCGGTCCCAACAACTCGGCACTCGCGGCTGACAAGCTCAGCTTGTCCGCCACCGAGTCGCAGGGTAACACGACGTATAGTGGAGATGTTCGTGGTGCGGCTAGGTTCATCCGTACTACCACCCTCACGGGTGCCCTGACTCCCTCCGGCACGGCTTACTTGGACATCTTGCCCAAGTTGCCGCGTGGAATGGCGTCTGCGGACATCGATGCCCTCCTGAACGACGCTGGTTCATTCCTCTCGTCTGCTGACGGGAAGACGTGGATCAAGTCCCAGAAAACATCGTGGTAACACGGTGTCCAGGGAGCTAATCGCCGTTGCGATTTTTGTAACGGCTTTCGTCGTACTCGAGATCTCCAAGTTTGGGATCTCGTTAAACAGGAGAGACACGTATGTCACCTACGATCAAGCTGCTCAGACGAGCAAACAAGATCATGCAGAATCGCGCCTTCCGATCGTATCGGGAGCTGCTTCTGAAGTTGTGCCGCCATCATGGGAGTTCAAGCTACGCGGTAAGAATTGAGAAGTTTCTTCTCAAAGACGACTACGTTAGCCTACTCTCCTATGCTGATTCCTTGTCCGGACAGTTGTACCCGGACGCCACAGAGCATTTCGTGGCGAATCAGTTCGCTAACCTCATCCGAAAATACCCTTGGGATCCGTGTTTGGTAAACACGGATCCTGAAGGTGCTGCACGCAAAGCCTGGTTTTTGGCCGAGCATCGGTGCAAGCGCGTTAACGCGCGGTTTCGGCTTTTCCGCACCTTTAGGAGTCCCCGGGAGGAGACTCTGAACAGGATGCGAGGATTCATACGGTACGTGCTAGGCGAAGAGCCGAACATGGACAGTATTTATTCGAGGTGCGATTACACGGCGGGAGCCGCACTTGGTGTACACGGGAATGCTACCAATCTTGGCCGGAAACTTTCGGCCAGGATTACGTGTACGCCAGGGGCTCTAAATCACTTCCTCAATGCTGCGGGCCGGCATGCAACGCTGCGTCGACTTTACTCACCATCTCGGACTTACCAGTCCGAGGAGGGAGAAGACGTACAGGTTGTATGCTGGGATTCTGACGCTTGGACCAAGGCCCTCATCGGGTCTAGGTTCGACCGCTGTGATGCGGAAGCGCCAGCAGTACGGTTGGTGACACACAACAAAATCGGCTTCGTGCCAAAGACCGCGAAAACTCTACGGAGCATTGCGGTCGAACCGTTAGCGAATGCATTCCTACAGAAAGGCATAGGCGACGAGATGAGAAATCTTCTCGAGCGCCGAGGCCTTGACTTGCGGGATCAGACGCGAAACCAGCTCTTTGCCAAGTTTGGCTCAGAAGACTGGCAATCCCATGATCCATTCTGCACAATCGACCTGAGTATGGCTAGTGATAGCCTGGCTTTGGAAGTGTGTAGAACGGTACTTCCGCCTGCTTGGTTTGACCTGTTAGGGTCTTGCCGCAGTCCGAGGTACCAGCTGGACGACGCGTACTATACGTACGCTAAGTTCAGCTCTATGGGGAACGGCTTCTGCTTTCCGTTGGAAACCCTCATCTTCGCTGCAGCTTGCGCGGCAGCTGGGTGTGGGGTTCCGCGGCGTGACTTCGCAGTTTACGGAGACGACATCATTGTCCGCAAGGACAGGTATGATGCCGTTGTAAGTAATCTGCGACTCCTTGGGTTCACGATTAACAAATCGAAGAGCTTTTCGGAGGGTCCCTTTCGGGAGTCATGTGGAGCAGATTGGTACGGTGGTGAGGACGTCCGTCCCTACACGCTTGACCATGCTCTAGACAGTGTCCAGAACATGTTCAAGTTCTTGAATCTGACTCGAAGGAACGTAAGAACATCTGCGTTCTTTTCCGGGGTATACTCGATGGTTATCGAGTGGATACCTAAGCGATTGCGCTTCTACAGGCCCATCCCAGGGCCTGCGGATTCCGCAATTGACTTATCAGGTTTGGAATACCTTGTCAGTCCATTCATTGCCCGTAAGGGCTCTGTTTGGAAGTGGCGGGAGATTCTAACCACGCCTAGGCGTGATAAGATCCGGCTCTCCGAGTCGGTACGTGTAGCGTGCTTCCTTAGGGGAGACGCCATCTTGTATCTACGGCGACGTACTACAAGCCGTATTGTGCGAAAGCACGGTGGGTAGGTTTTTCTACCCGCGGGGGTGACTAGCTAGTCATCCCCCGCCGTTGTCGCCCCTCCCTTACGGAAAGGGGCCTCAACTTGGGGACCGAATGGTCTTAAAC